GACGACGAACACTTTTTTCTCCCTTGATTGTGACGAATGCGAAACCGCCGACGAGAATCGAGGCGAGGCCTGCGAGAACAATGTCGGGCAGTTCCACAATGTTTGCTAGTTGAAGATAGGCAAAGACGAAGGCACCAATCATGATGGCTTCAATAACGGAGCTACGCTTGCGGGGCTTCCCTGCCGTGTGGCTGGATAGTGCAACGTGTGAGCTGGCTGGCAGCGGCTGCCTGTCACCTTCCTCGATAACCTGCTCAATTTCTTTGTCACTGTAGTAGTTCATTTTTTTCCCTTTCGGTCAGTGTTTGTCTGACTTTTCTAACCTAATACACACGACTGACATTTTGTCGGTATTGACGAAAAAACTTTTTCAAACTTTTTTTCAAATGAGTTTGTGTTGAACGGGCCAGCGTGTGATACTGGTAACACAAGCAAGAACAACGAAAGGGAAAACAATGAACACTGACAAAATCCAAGTCCAGGTCGTACAGCTCGACTCTTTCATGGGCTATGAAGTAACACGCGGAGGGTCGTTCGACGACCTCGACAGCCTGTTCGATGCCATCCGCCGAGTCGGCATCGACCGCATCCTGTCAATCGAAATCACGAGCAACACGAAAGGGAAATCATGAACGACAAATTCCGAAACCTAATTGACAACGCTGGCCCGAGGTTCGACAAGATCGCAACCCTGTGGGATCACAGCACGAACTGTGTCTACCCGACCCCCGCAACTCTTTTCCTTGACCTGGTCGGATACTCTCTGGAACAATACGGCGAGCTGCTTATCAGCGACATGACAACGGTGGTGAACCAGCTGGGCTATCTCGAAATCTCAATGCTCGGTGAAGCGTTGGACGAATTCGCCACCCGCCCACTCGACGCGATTGAATATGTCGAGTCATTGCTCGAAGCAGAAAGGGGTGACGAGTAATGGCACACAGCAAGTTTTGTTTCTGTGGAACTCTTATCAACACGGAGTTCCACAGGGCCGACCTGGGCATGTGTCTGGAATGTTCGGCAGCTTATTTTGAGCATGACCATGACGGATGCTCGTGGGGTTGCATAATGGCTTTTGCAAATGGTTTACGAGCAGGGAACAGGTGAGGACATGAACGAACTATTAGGACACATGAAAACGTTGGGCGATGAACGGGTTGTGTGTGTGGCCCAGTTGAACAAAAACACGATTCAAATGCGACAGGCGGCTATCCTGGCGAAGCGGAATGGTCAAAGCGCGTATGCGATTGCGAAGCTGCTAGGCGTAACTCACCGAACAGTTTCTCTTTGGTTGAAGACTTAGGGGCGTTGTCGCCGGCGGGGAAAGGGAAAACAAACCCGGGCCGGCGACAACAATTCTGTGATGGCCCGTCAATAGTGTAGCAAGGATCTCAAACAAATTGGTTTGAATATTGTTTCGTTTTGGTTTGATTTTTCTGCTCGCTCGTGTGATACTGGTAACACAAGCAACCAACGAAAGGGAAATCATGAACACCATCACCGCAGAAAAAGAAATCACCTTCACACTTTTTTACCGCAACAACCGCAAACCAGGAATGATTGACATCGAGCAGGCCACCGCAGCAGTTGCAGATTTAGCCCTTACAGAAGGCTGGGAGTTCAAGACCTGGACAGTTGATCGCTTTGGTCGCAACATCCTCGCATCAGCCCGCAAGCCCTCCTACACTTGGGAAGCAGTGGCACACCGCGCAGGCATTGAACTCTAAGCCAAACACAGAGAAACCCCCCTCTGCGGAGGGGGTTTTCTCTTCCCCAAAAATCCTGCTAATACCGGTATCATTACGAGTATGGATTTTGACACATACGACACAATGCCTGTGGAACAGTTGGCAGACATACGAGAGTATGGTCTAGAACGCCTCCAGAGGGTCACTGAAGCGTTGAAAAATCGTGTCAGGTCTGATTATGCCGACGGGGTTTCTGTGAAGCGTCTGGCGCGTCTGGCGAATGTTTCCCGCGCAACAATTTCTTCCTGGGTCAAATCCTAATTACTGGCACGAATCGCACTGAAGCAAATCCATCGGGTCGATAGGAACTTGAAACCCGTCAAGCTCTTCCATTAGGTCGAGATCTGCCATCAGTTTGGCTGCCGGTCATAGGTGAGTACGGAAGTGAGCAGGGACATGATCCCAGCGAGCGCGGAGACACTCACGACCTGAACCCAATCAACGTCAAGAACGCCCACGGCACCGACACCGATGGTCGCAATGGCAACCTGGGCAATCGTTTTCACTGCGCGTTCTCCGGCAAATCTGAAATAGGCGCTAATCTTCCCCATCAGGGTTTCTCCTTTTCTGTAAGTGATCATCGGCGACAGCGCCACCAATGTAGGAACCAACCACGAGCGTAATCAAAGCAACGCCCCCGGTAATGAGTTCACCGGCAGCCATCCTATCGCCCCACACTGCAAGCGCCCCAAAAAAAATCATCACGGCACCGATGGCCCACGAAGCACCAACATAACGGCGACGGATTTTCCAGTTCGGGTTAGGTCTCATCGGGTCATCACCGCAATCAGGGGTGACACGATGGCGGCTAGGAAACCGAACCCACCGATGGCTTGCCACATCCTCATCTCAAGTTTGCGGATCCTCACCTCATGGTCATCAATTTTATCTTCAGAGTCAGGCAGGGCGTTCGCAATTTTTTCGAGGAGCTTCCCCTGCCGTTGCACCTCAGCATAAATATCTCTCATTGAAACCCTTACCGCGCCGGTGTCGTGTTCTTCAGTCATCACACGCTCCCATCGTTCAGGGCACGCTGTAACGCGCTAACCGTTATACGCCCCCACACGCCGTCAGGTTTCACACCTAGCTTCTCCTGAACAGCTCTCCGAGTTTGAGGGCCAAGAATGCCGTCATCCTTCACACCAGCCCACCGTTGAATCGCAGCGTAAGTCATGCGCCCAGGTTTCCCGTCAATCCGCCCAGGCTTCCACCCGCCCTGAGTGAGCGCAGTCTGCCATTGTGTCCAAGTGCCCTTATCCAACCGCCCAGACACCCCATTAGAAGCCACAGGAGCGCCACCAGCGAGATAAGGCACAGGGTCTACAGTATTCCCCCACCGCCGAGATTTACGCACCTCAAAATGGAGGTGAGCGCCTGTGCTTGCACCAGTCGAACCGGACTGATATATCAGCTCCCCAGCATCCACCCGTTGCCCCAACCTCAACCCTGTGGCCCGCGCCCCGTGATAGTAGAAAGTCCAAACACTCCCATGATCGACACCCACAACATGCCCGCCACCGTTAGCGGAGTACCCGATGTGACGGACAACACCGTCACCGGCAACCGTGACTGGGAAGACACCGGCAACGTCAACACCTTGATGGAATGCCCGTCGGCCCGAAATTGGGTGAACCCGCCACCCGTATGGGCTGCGTGTGTTGATGCTACGACCTGTAGGCCAGGGGTTATGAAGTTTCATTAGTTGCTCCTCCGGTGAAAGTTGAAGACGAAAACATGACGCCCCCAAAACACATCAACGGTAAAGCACCCGAACCTCTGAAGCAAAACACCCCACTGTTTCGTACCGCCCACCTGAGGATGGTAGTGGATGTAATGAATCCTGCCGAAGCCGAGGTTTAGGTGCCGGTCTTTTCTGCCAGTCCCGAGGTTAGAAAGTTTCATCAGTGACCTCTACCCAGTCACCAGCTTGCTCATCCCAAACATGTACACCCTCAGCAGGGTAGGCGATAGGTGCAACCCATAGGCAGGTTGCCTCATCTAGTACCCATGAAGCGTATGGTTGTGGCGGGATGAAAGCGTCGCGATTTTCATCGTAGGTGAAACCTATCCCCGCATAGTTGTATCTGAGCGCTTTGGATTGGTCATCGCTTGGCTCCCCATCCGTGTAGTGAACCCCGCCCCGCGTGTTGTAGGAAGTTTGCCGGTACACATCACCCGTGCGAGCGTTCAGTTCTTCTTCCAGCCCGTCATCTTCCTGCCTGCCCACAGTAACAAAAGTAACCAGGTTGTTTTCGTCTAGTTTTGCGAAGTGTGCCATTAGCTTATTGTCACCGTTTCTGAACCTGTGGAAGTAGCCGTAACCGTGTAAACATTGTAAATACCGGAAGCGGTAACCGAAGAAGTGACCCCGCCAGAAAAAGTGACGCTTGCTTTAGAAGGAACCCTAATGATAACGACGCCGGAACCGCCGGAACCGCCAGTACCAGACGGGATGCTACCACCGGCACCACCACCGCCACCGCCGGTGTTTACGGTTCCAGCAGTACCGCTAGCACCTGAGCCGTTACCAGCGTTACCACCCCCGCCGTCACCGCCGACAGCACCGCTTGGCCCACCGCCACCGCCACCACCTCGCGTAACGGAAGAACCGGTTATCGAAGAGGCAAGCCCGTCACCACCTTGACTTGTTCCGTCAGTATTCCCAACCTCACCGGCACCACCACCGCCACCGCCTTCTGTGCCGGAACTTGCCCCACCGTTACTCCCTTGACCGCTTGTAGCAGTACCGCCAGCAGACACTCTCTGCCCTACACCACCACCGCCGGAACCACCGTCACCGCCGACATTGTTTGACCCTGTGTTGTCATCATAACCACCACCACGACCACCACCCTCAGAAGTAATCGTTTTAAATACAGAGTCCGAACCCTTCGTTCCAGCACTACCGCTACCAGCATAGTTAGTACCGCCAGTACCGCCAGCACCAACCGTTACCGTGAAAGTTCCCTTAGCGAACAACGCTGATTCTGAAGAACTATTACCGCCAGAGGTTCCCGCGTTAGTCCGATACCCACCAGCGCCACCGCCTCCGCCGTGACCACCACCGCCACCACCGCCACCGGCAATCGTCAAATAGTCAATATTGTATGACCTAGAAGCCGACATATTATTAAACTTTGTGAAGTCCCCGATGGAACTCTGGCTCATACTTGTTACAGCCACAACAACCCCTAAACTGTTATCTCGGCACCGAACACGTTGATACTCAGACGGTCAGCAGTCGTTGCTTTCACCGAAAGAACATCCGTCGCCGACATCGTAATCCCAAGGGTGAGCGTGGTCGAATCGTTAGCAGCCACCGGCACATCAAACGCAATGTAATGGCTGTTCGAAATAGCGTCCCCATCGACACGCACCGCAATCCGAAAACTGTCAGCGCTCGCGTTACGGTTCGCAATGATAATTGTGCTGATAACGGTTTCCTTACCCGACCCGACAGTGTAAATATCTGTCAGCGCGGTAGTCGTCAAATCAACCTGCGCAAGCGACTTGTATGATGTAGCCATTTTTTTCTCCTATGCGCCCATTAACATGAACGTGTTTTCGAATCCGCCACCGCCGGCACCGCCTGCAGCAACCCATGCGCTCCCAGAATATACCTGGAAGGCATCCGTGTCGCGGAGGAAACGGAACTGGCCTTCGGCGGGTGACGGCAAAGCAGTATCGGCTGCCGCCGAGTTTGAGTACACCGGAATGACTTGATCCTGCAAAAAGGTTTGAACGTTGCCAGCTG